TCACGGTGAATATGCAGGCGGCTAACCGGACGGTGGCAACGCCGGTGAATTGGACTGCGCCAGCGACTACGTTTCCACAGTTCGGGGCGTTTGTGGTAGAGAAAATATAGGTGAATTATGACAGCACGCACAACCTTATCTGATTTGATCTTGACCCTGCGCGGGATGACAAACGCTGGGACGGCGGACTATACGCTGGGGACGGTGAACTTCTGGGACGATGACCAGGTGCAGACGGTGCTGGAGCGCTACCGCCGCGACCACTTCCGCAGCCTATTGCAGCCGGTCGAAAGCTACAACGGTGGCACGGTGCAGTGGAAGGATTACTACAGCGGGATCGAGAATCTGGAGAAGACGACTGGCGGCACGGCGATCTTTTATCTGGAGGATGCAGCCGGAGTAAACGTGGGCACGGCGCTGTATACGATGGATTACCAGCGTGGCGTGGCGAGCTTCGCAGCCAACACCGGCGGCAGCACATATTTCCTGTACGGAAGATCCTTCGACCTGAACCGGGCGGCGGCGGACATCTGGCGGCAAAAGGCCAGCTACTACGCGGCGGATTTCAGCTTTTCTACCGACAACATGCGGGTGGATAAGGGCAGCGTGCACAAACACTGCCTGGTCATGGCGGATTACTACGAGCAGCGCTCGGCAGAGATGAACGTAGTGGAGATATGGCGCAGCGATGTTACGTTGGGGATGGATTGGAGGTCGGAAGATGCTGACTAGTTCCGAGCTGGTGAAGATTCGCACCGATATCGAGCAGCTGATACCGGACACTTGCACGATCCTGAGCCTGACGGCGGTCAGCGACGCGCAGGGAGGCTTCACCGAAACGTGGGGCACGGCCACCGCCAACGTCAAATGTCGTCTGGATGCGGCGCAGCAAGGGCGCGGCCAGGAGCGCCTGGAGGCGGGGGCGATCTCGCCATTCACGTATTGGATGCTGACCCTGCCGCACGGCACGTCGATCAGCACCGAGCAGCGGGTGGTGGTTGGCGGCGGGACGTTCGACGTCCAGTCGGTGGACAGCGGCAAGAGCTGGAGCGGATGCGTGCGCGCCACGCTGGGAAAACTATGAAAGTGAAACTGGACACCGCCAGGCTGGATGCGCTGATCCGTGCGCAACCCGAACGGGCTAACCGGATTGTGCGTTCGGGAGCGTTCGCGGTGCAGGGGCACGCCGTGACATATGCACCGATCGACACCGGCGCGCTGCGGGCGTCGATTATGGCAAATGAACAAAGCAACCTGGTTTGGTGGGTTTCGGACGGCGTGGAGTATGGCATCTATCAGGAGCTGGGCTTCAATCACTTCGGCAGCGGCGCATTCATCCAGAACCCGTTTATGATCCCGGCGGTGGAGGCGGTGCGGACGCAGTATAACGCCATGTGGAAGGACTTTTTCAAATGAGCGTCTTCAATGTTTTGAACGCGGCGATCTACACCACGCTCTCCGGCGGGACGGCGCTGACCAACCTGCTGGGCGGGACGCTGGTGTATTACCAGCAGGCGCCGGATGGAAAAGCGCCGCCCTATCTGATCTATAACTTCCAGGGCGGTGGGTACGAGGCGATCACGCCCAGGGATATGTGGAACGGGATCTATTTTGTGCGCGGTTTCAGCCCGAACGCAGCCACGGCGGGGAGCATCGACGCCCAGGCGCATGCGCTGCTGCACAAAAAGGCGCTAAGCGTGGCGGGCTGGACAAACTTTTGGTTGGTGCGGGAGCAGGATATGGCTCTCGTTGAAAACCTGCCCAACGGAAAGAAGCTATATATGGCGGGCGGGATGTATCGGGTACGTTTGAGTGCATAAGGAGTAAAAATGGCAGCATTTAGTGGAAGTGCGTTATACCTGGCATGGGTATGGTCGGGCGGGACGATCACCATGCACGGCGATTTCAGGGAGTTCAGCTATGAGCCGACGCTGAGCCTGATCGAAAGCACCGCCGGGAGCGACTCGTTCCGGGAGTATATTGGCGGGATCGGCGAGGGCGGCGATATCAAGTTCAACTCGGTGATGCAAGCCGCCGGGACGGCGCTGATCACGGCCTGCGCCCGGCAGAACGTCGGAACGCTGCTGGTGGGCGTGGAGGGCACGGCAATCAATAAGCCGAAGATCACTATCCCGGCCATCTGCAAAGGTCCGGCTTTCAATGTGCCCTACGATGATGTGGTCGAGTTCAACGTCGGGTTCCAGCAGAACGCGGCTGAAACCATGGGCGTGTGGGCATAGGAGGCGCAATGTCCGACCTGACGCTGGAGGGCGGCGCGGTCTCCGACCGAAAAGAGATCACCGTCGATCTAACAAAGATCACATTGCGGGAATACCGGGCGCTGTTCGACAAGAAACAGAAACCGGATGAGGAAGATCAGGTTCTGTGCCGCGTCTTTGACATGACGCTGGAAGAGTACCAGACTCTGCCTTACCCGACCTGGCGCAAGCTGACCGAGCTTTTCTTTGAACGCGCCCGCAACCCGCTATCTGACCCAAACTCTCCAAGCGAGTCTACCTCAGTCTGAAACACGGCGGCGGTAGACCATGGGAGATGCTGCGCATCGATCTGGCGCAGCAGTTCGGCTGGACGCTGCCGGAGGTAGACTCGCTGAGTATGCTGGATCTGGAGGAATACTTCCAGGTCGAGGACGGTAAGGCGAAAGCGCAGGTAAAAAATGGCTGAAAAAGTCGCGAGCCTTTACGCTGAAGTAACCGCCGAAACGAAAGACGCCGAGCAGAACCTGAAGGGCTTCAAGGGCAGCCTGGATGAGGCTGGAGGCGGGGCGACCGGCATGGCCGGGATGGTAACATCGGCGGCCGGGATGATCGGCATCGCTATCGCTGCAATAACGGCGACTGCGCTGACGATGAAGCAGGTCTTCGATTTCGGCGCGGAGGGTGCGCAGATTTTGCAGATCCGTTCGGTCTTCGATATGCTGATGGGGAGCGTCGAGGCGGCGCCTGGCATTCTACAAGATATGCAGGCCGCCACGCAGGGCACGGTCAGCGAGCTGGAGCTGATGGCGAACACCAACAAGCTCTTGACCGGCACCGAGGGCGAGCTGCAAAAGGCGCTGGCGGATAATGTCCCACAACTGTGGGCGATTGCCAACGCGGCCAGCGATATGAACCCGCAGCTGGGCACAGCGGCGGAGATGTTTGCCAAGATCACGGCGGCGATCCAGAGCGGGCGTGCGACCAGCCTGGCGCAGATCGGCATCGCGGTCAAGACCAGCGAGGTGTATGGCGAGTACGGCGCGGCGGTCGATAAAACCGGGGCGGCGCTGAGCAAAGAGCAACAGCAACAGGCATTGCTGAATGCGGTGCTGGAGAAGGGCGCGACGGTGGTAGCGCAGGCGGCGGGCGTCAACGATCAGGCGGCGGACAGCATCGACCGGATGAATGTGGCGCTGACGGATGCCGGGAATTCGGTCAAGGCCGTCTTTGCCCCTGGCATTGCCCAGGCAGCCAATTCGGTCACGATTTTATTGACCAGCACCGAGAAGATCAATGCGGCGCTGGCGCAGCATAACGCCGATGTGTCCAAGACAGCCGGATCGTATCAGGAATATATCAGCGAGATGAAACGGGCGGCGGCGGCGGCGGGTCAAACGGTGATCTCCAGCGATGCCCAGCGTATTGCGCTTGGGAATACCCGTGCGATGGTCGGCCCGCTGGCGTCCAGTTTCCAGGTATTGAGTGCGGCGGAATTCGACACATTACAATCTGCCGAAGGGATCACGAACGCTCATCAAGCGATGCAACCCGCCATGGACGCCGCCAAGACCGGAGCAGAAGGTCTGGCGGAAGCCTTGCCAAAAGTCAAAGCGATGCAAGCGGCGGAAGAAATTCGATCTGCTGCAGCGGCGGCGCATGCGCTGGCAGTGGGGCAACTGGCGGCTGCTGTGGCATCCGATGCATTGGCAGCGGGTTTGCAGGGCACGATCCAGGAGGCGATGGGATCGTATTCCGAATCGATGGCCGGGCTGGTGGCGAGTCAAACCAATCTGACCACGCAGCTCGAAGACGCCTTGAACCGGGGCTGGTCGCCGACTTCGACCAAAGTGATGGAGCTGAACGCGCAGCTGACAGAGAACCAGACCCAGCAGGCGGCCGCAGCAGCGGCGATGCAGGCAGCCACGGCGCAGATGATCTACCAGCAGGCGGCAGCGGGGTTGGACGGGCAGGCCGCGCTGGAGTTGGCGCGAGCAATGGGCGTGCTGAGCGAGCAGGATTATGCCGTGTCAACGGTGATCGGTGCGCTGAAGACAGAGTTCGACGCCAACGCCGACAGCATGATCAGCGCGGCGGAGGGCGCCGGGCAGTATGCAGCCAGCGTCGAGGCAATGGCGAAGGCGGTTGCCAGCTTGCAGGCGAAGGGCACGCCGGTAACGATCGACAATATCGCCAAAGAGATGAAGGCCCTCGAAACGACCGCGGCTGGCGGATCGACTGTCGATACGGTGAAGGCCATCGCGGGGGCAGCTCCTGGATTAACTGAATTTGCAGCAGGCATGGTAGGGCTTGGGGAAAGTGCTCTGCCTGCCTTGGAGAATACTAACAAAGCTGTCGACTCTATCGCAAAAGTGCCGGGCGTCGCAAATCCAGCTGCAACTTCAGTCGAGGGGATGGTTCGTCCGATGGACAGGGCGGCAAAAAGCGCCAGCGAGCTGGCGGCTGCGATCAGCAAGATCAAACCGGTTCACGTCAGTGTAACCATCAATGCATCCAGCTTCGAAAGCGCCATCACCTGGATCGGAAAACTGCGTGATGCCATCATCCAGTTGCCAGCAAAAAAAGAGATCAATATCACGGTCAATGCGGCGTCGGGTACAGGTGCGCCGCCACCCTCGCCACAGCCGAAGAAGCCGCCAGGGGCAGGCGGGTCTATGATTGTTACACCGCCAACAGCGGAGGCGCAGGTGGAGACGGGAGCGCCGATAAATATCACGAATAATATTTATAACACGTTGGCGGCGGCGATTTTGGTGCAGCAGCAACAGGATTTATTGCAGAGACGGATTGGAGCGAGGTAGAGATGGCAGAAGTATTGTCGTTAGTCCAACGGGATGATTTTACGGTGGATATCGATAGCGTCAGCTTGCTGGCGTATACAGACGGGTTCCAGAGCGCTTACCGCGGCTGGAAGATGCAGAACACGCCTGAGGAAAACGGGCGGGTAATCGAGACGATCAAGCTGCGGGCGAAGGGCACGAGCATCGACAACCTGGCGGCGAAGCTGCAGGGATTGGCGGATAAGTCATGGCAGACGGAGCGCTATGCGCCGATCGACCGCTATGGCGTGTGGCTGCGAGCGAAACTGGATGGCGAGACGAATGCACGGCAGGCGTTCGTTTACCAACTGAGGCACGAGCAGGCCAGCTCGATCTTCGACCAGGCGATGATGGCGAAGTACCGGATCAACGAGTATACGCTGGCGGTGGAGCGCAGCCCATACTGGGAGGGCACGGCCAGCCAGGATTTTATCTGCGGGACACTGAGTGCATCAGGAGGAACGCTGCAATATGGGACGATCAATGGCGACGTGCCAGCGAGAATGGCATTGGTGTCAATCGATACCAGTCCCAGTTTAATTGCAGAAGGCACAAATGCGGGTGGTATATGGTGGATTGGTTT